CGCTGAGCCTGCTGTGCAATCTGCGTTGTTAGTGACTCGATTACGGTGTTAACGTCAATCTGTACATCGGACATTTTATTCTCCTTGTTTAGTTAGATTCCAATATGACTGTGATCGTGGTGATGAGTCGAATGTAGATCTTCTATCGTCTGAAAGTTCGTAGGTGTACCGTATGGATGACTACTTAAGAATGTACTAATGATCCACTTGTCCTGCGAATATGTCGGGTTACCCATATGCGGATGAGTATAGTTTGAAGGGAATAGACATATTCTTCCGACTACCGGATTCACTGCAACCTTGTGTAGAGGAAACTCTGTCTCTCCCCCAGACTCGACAGTGTTCAGATAGACGACTGCAGATAGAACTCTATTAGCTGTCTGTGAGACCCATGGCGCTGAATCATAGTGTTCTCGATAGTACCCATCACACGTCTTATATCGTTGCACTTGAAAACCTGAATCGACGATATCTGTCCACTCCCATAGAGCTCTGATCTGATGTCTGTAATGAGATACACATGTTGCAATAGCTCTTATCACTTCACCTTCAAACATCCGTAGCATAGGCTGTACAGTCATTTGATGCTCTTCTTGGATCGAAATGTGTGAAATCACCATGTCTGTTGAGTTCTTGTGATCTAGTCTAACACCGCTTATTGTCTTACCTTGGTGTCCGATAACGTCAATCACGGAAGAAGCGTAATTAAGAAACTCACGACATACTTGTTCGTCTAGAGCATTGTCTGCTACTAGAATCCCACCACTACGACCTGCTGGCCACTCAAACTTGATCACTTGTACCCTCCAATTGGCTTAGACTGTAGAATCTTCTCACACACCCACTCGTTAAACTCCGAAGCTAGATCAGGTACCTCCGTTCTATCCGCTGGAGTTGTTGCGTTAGGATCTCCCTTGATGAACTTAGACACTTTCTCGTCTGGTAGAGCAGACAATAGCCATGACTTAATATCTTCTGGGATGTCTAGGTACCCGACGATCCCGTGACAAGATGTTGCTACTTCTTCTCTGTTGTTTAGCTCCGTATAAGCGTAGTCCCACTCAAGCATTAGTCTAAAGATTTCTTGCAAAGATCTAGCACAATCTGAATGTCTCTGCCTAATACACGTTTCTTCATCTACCTCGTTCTTTAGTTCGAAGTAGAGTACATAACCGTGGGGGACTGCACTTATCACAGAAAATACGAAGTTGATATTCGCTAGTACGATCTCGTGATGTCCAAACGATGGATCTGGTTCATCTGTACGTCCACAGTTGCAGATTTCTAACTCCGCATCCCAACGATGATAGCCGTACGGACCATACGATGCACTATCGCAACGAACCCATACACCACTTGGGTCAACAGCTACCTCTGGGTTTAGTCTTGCTCCAGATAAAGCAAAGAATCCAGTCGACGTTGTAGATAAGTCTTTGTGATAGAAGCCTACTCCTCCTCGATGTACTGGATGATCTCTAAGCCGTTCTACTTTTCTGTCCATAATCATGCCTTAATGATGTAGATGAATTGAGTTGCCGTCAAGGTGTGTGAATGTGTCATTGAACTTGTCGATGCTATAGTAATCGTATGGTCGTGGTTCCCCGTCTGGATACCAGCCGTGGCACCAATAATGTGATTGTGGTTCTGCGACTGGTTACCAGCGTTTGAGGTAATTGGATGTTGGTGGTTAGTACTAATCCCTGACGTGGTTCCACCGACGTAGTGGTAGTGGTTTTGGTTGATGTCAGCTGTAGTTTTAGTAGCGCCAGCATTACCAGTGTAGTTGTGAGTATGGCCGTTACTCACATTACCCGTGTTGTTACCCCAGTTGTGGGAATGATCAGCGTTTACGTTGCCCGCGTTAGATGTGATTGAGTGGTTGTGGTTAGTGGAGTTGTTGCCTGAACTCGCGCTAATCGTATGAGAGTGGTTAGAATTCTCCCACCCAGAATTAGCATTGTGACTATGATCAGTGTTGGCTGTTATTGTCGTGACAGTTGGTGATACTGCTCCTGAGTTCCCACCATATGGGAGTCTGGAGGTCATGTCGGGCAGATTGAAGGTCGTGCTCCCGTTTCCTTGCCCCCACACGGAAGAGGTTTCCCCCAATGCGATCCACAGGTTTGAATATGTTGTTCTAGATACGGCCGTGCCATCACAAATCAACCATCCAGAAGGTGCAGAAAGGCCTGCGTACTGCACCACAGTTCCAGTAGGAACAAACCCCGTGTAAGTAGAATCAACAGCAATAGTAGCAGTTGAGCCTTCACCGGGGGTATGGGTCACACTAATGCCTGTACCTGCTGACACCCCAGACATGTAGTTACCTGTTGTGTCGGTTCCAAGGTCAATGGGGTCATTTACCCATGCAGAACCATTGTACTTAAGAAACTCACCAGAGTTGGGAGAAGATACCGTTACGTCAGAAAGGTCATCGAGGGCTAACGATCCTGAACCTGGTGTAGCAGGAACAAACTTAGTACCGTTATACGAAAGAACGTTACCATTGGCTGCACCAGCTGTATCAATTTCAACCCCCTTAACAAAGAGGGACTTTAGAAAGTTAGCCATCTGTTGTTGCCTTTTGTGTATTAGCCTACGACTGTTACCTGGTATTGAGTGCTAGTTAGGGCGCTTGCAAACTTAACCGTAATGGCGTTTACAGTCGCGCATTCTACGTCAGCGTAAACTACCGCGTAAGGCGACGCAACTTCCCTGACAGTTACGGCTACATCTCGGGTGTTTAGGCTATGGGTAACCGTAAAATCAGTAGCGTTGGTATTACCAATTGTAGTGGTGTACTTTTGAGCTAGAGAAACGCTAGCACTTGAAACTGTTGCTCCAAGGTTAAAACGTGCATCAGCTGCAGTCGAAGCCCCAGTACCACCGTCAGCTACGGCAATGTCAGTACCATTCCATGTACCAGAGGTGATGGTTCCTAGGGTTGTAATGGTTGCTTGACCAGAATAAGCTGCTGAAATTTGAACGGTGTCGGCGTTTACCGTGATACCAGTTCCAGCACCTACGTTTAGTGTGTTACCGGACTTAGTAAGTCCGTCACCAGCAACTACCTGGCCAGCACCAGAGAACTGGGCAAACGCCAAGTTGGTTGAACCGACAGTAATTGGGTTGTTAGTAGTGAGTACCCAGCCGGAGTCTGCGTTTACGGTACCTTCTTCAACGAAGGTGAACATGCCAGCCGTAACTTCCGCATCGCTATCCGCATCGGTCGCTCTAGTTGGAGCACCCGAAGCGTTAACCGTGTAGATGCCGTTTTCTGAAGCCGTACTCTGGTCTTTTACCAAAATACGGTCACCAGCAACAAGAGTTATACCATCAAGGGTATCCCCAGCCTCAAGATCACTGGCCAGAGTTACAGATGCTGTAGTCGCCGCGCGAACCGATTGCTTAACGTCTAAACCAGATCGGGCTGCGTCTACATACCCCTTAGTAGCAGCATCAGTGTCGGCAGCTGGTGTACCAAGTCCAGTAATCTTTTGGTTGTTAAAGGCAACAGGGCTTGTTGGTGCTGCAAACTCATCAAGACGGTACGCCTTGACCGTGGTAGCCAGGTCAGAAATAGTGGAAGCCGCTTGAGTTCCAGTGTGATTGGTACGATCTAGATAATGTGATCCGTGGCTACCATCAAGAAGATCGGCGTCAAGAGCGCTGCTGGCTCCGTCAACTGTAAGTAGCAGGGTTAGGATCTCTGAAGCGGTGAGGTCCGCGGTTGCCCCAGCCTCAATACCATCTAGCTTGGTTTTGTCACTTGCAGACATAACACCAGCAACGCTTTGCGTAGCTAGGTTGGGGGTGATGGTTACAGTACCGTTAGCTTCGGTGATACTTAGCGAACCCGAGTACGATCCACCCGAAGAAACGTTGTGAATCATCTTACGCCAGGCACTGCCGGTGTATACCTTGATTACATCTTCAGTACTGTTGTAAATCAGACGACCTTCGAAGTTGTCACTTGATGGGTCACCAGGACCGGCAATGACTTCAAACCTGGCGTTAATCAGCTGGTTCTGGCTGAGGTCTACGTTATTTAAAAACTTAGTCGCCATGAGATCTCCTAGGACAGATAGGCGTATCCACTAAAAGGAACTGAAAAGTATACCGTGATTTGCTTATCCCCAGTATAGCGCACATCCCCAAATACGACTTGTTTTTCAGTTGTAACCGTGGTTACCGCTGGGAGATAATTAAGTAGGTGTTGTATAACCCACGTTGCTGACGCAGCAGTTTGTGTATGGGTGTAATTAAAAATTGGAATAGCAATCTGGTTTGTATCACGGATTTCAACTACTCGATCAACCGGTTGGGAGATTGTCGATATGTTTTGGGTTTTTGTAACGGTAACAAACTTGTTTGGTGACTTTGTTACCTCTACGGTGCTCATGTTGGGTACGTTGATACGGCAGCCTCAACGACGACTGTTCCGGAAGCCAAACAGTCCCAGTCTCCTGCGGAGTCTTGAACGAACATGTCAAATGGGTAGATACCTGCTGAGATGGTGTTTTTATCAGATACGTGCATCTCTAGAGTTGCCCCAGTTGAGGGAGCCAGGTAACCACGTCTGTTACCAGTTAACCCAATAACTGTTGCTTCGGACGGTGTAGACGAATACCATCGAAGGTCAAGTACAGTAGTCCCAGAGGAGTCTTTTGCCTGCATAAAGGCATCTTGCACTGAAATAATTGCACCTGCGCCGTCCCTCCAGGTAAAGGTTCTACGGAAGTCCACACGCTGTTTAAACCTAATTTCCATAGCCTGCGTATCCTCCAATGGAGTAATATTCTCCAACCCTGTAACAGTAATTGTACCCCGAGCAACAGGTCTGGTTACCTCTTTGCTAGCTCCTGAATATGGAGCTTTTCTTGGATAAGTTGCCAAAACATCGTACTCTAAGTTACCGTTCGGTAGACCTGTGGTGTCTTCCTCGGTTAATCCAAGTAGTATGCCACCTTCTGCTGTAAGGGTTACATTGAATTCTTTGCGGCCAGTAGTACTTGTCTTGATGCTGCCGCGTGCTGATGTAGGAAAAATAATTCTATGAGTACA